TGTCCTGCCGATCGAACTCCTCGGCCACATGACGCGCATGTTCGACCCCCGAACAAAAAGCCAGCCAAGACTTGCGATCTTTGCCGTGCTCAATGATCTCGGTAACAGCGGCGCGGGTAATAGCCTCCTGATCGACAGCGGCCGCGAGATCGCGTTGGATGAAGTCACCAGCCCGGGTGCCGACCTTCGATACATCCAGCCGGGTTGCTGGCTGCTTGGAAATCAGCGGGCTGAGGTAGCCCTGATCGATCAGATCACGCACAGGCGCTTCATAGGCAACATCAGTGAAGAGCGCGTCCTTGCCCTCATGCAGCATGCCGCAATCCACACGGAATGGCGTGGCGGTTAGCCCTATGACCTTGAGCGCAGGGTTGATCTGGACCAGCCCGTCGAGGAAGCGCCGATACATGGTGCTGGAGTTGCCCGGGATCAGATGGGCCTCGTCGATCAGCACCAGATCGGTGTGGCCAATCTCCTGCGCACGGCGGTGGATCGACTGGATGCCTGCGAAGAGGATGCGGGCCTGCGCCTCGCGCTTGCCCAAGCCGGCCGAATAGATCCCCGCAGGGGCCTGCGGCCAGAGCCCGAGCATCTCGGCATGGTTCTGGGCGATGAGTTCCCGCACATGGGTTATGATCAGGATGCGCTGATCGGGCCAGGCTTTCAGCACGCCTTCGATGAAGGCCGCCATAACCAAAGACTTGCCTCCGGCGGTCGGGATCACCACCAGCGGATTTCCGGTGCTGTTCTGGAAATAGCCGTAGATCGATGTAATCGCGGCCTGTTGATAGGGGCGCAGGGTCAGCATGGCGCAGCCTCCGTCCTGCGGGCGTCGTTTGCCCAGGTCGAGCCATCGGCCATGCGGTAGGTGACGAGATCGTCGCCCGCATCAATGACCTCGCCCGGAACGAGATCTGGTATGAAGAGATGGCGGATGCAGGCTGCACGCTGTTCGAGCCCTGTAAGCACCTGGCCGTGACGGGTGCAGTGCCAACCACCATCCACCGGCGTTGCATGCAGGCAGGACCTGCAGGTCAAAGCCGCCCCGCCGCCAACATGACAGACGGCCTGGTGATCGCAAAAGCGGCACTCGAACCACGCGGGGTCCTCGCTGATCCGCGCGGGCGGATGCTGGGCGAAGATGATCCGACCGGCCTTGTCCAGCAGGCGTTCGGCCATGGCGCTGTCCGCCTCTATGCGCTCGATATGCAGCGCGTCGGTATTCTTGCAGACCGCCACGTAAAGCGCGCGCGTGATGCCTGTCAGGTGCATATAGATCTGCATCTGCGCGGCGTGCTGGGGCTTGGCCAGCACCACGCCTTTGGCTGTCAACTCCGTGAAGCTCTTGACCCCATGGGTCTTGAACTCCAGCACATGCCAGGTCTTCGGGGCCTCGAGGATGCCGATAGCGACCCCGTCGAGCGATCCGCCGAAATGCCCACCATGCGCTTCAACACGGAACTGGCGGCCAGTTTCGGGGTCGACCTCAAGGACCGCGGCGCCAGTGGCACGCAAATTGCGCACGAGGCGATCTTCCTCCAACTGACCGGTCTCGAAAAGCCGCAACAGGCGGCCAGAATGGCGCGAGGGCGTGACCCAGCGGAAATCATACCAGAGCGCACGTGCACAGGACTTGCCGATGATCGAGGCACCGAGGTGGTCGCGCAAACCATCGCCTTGGCGGGCCTCGTAGTCGGCATATATCGCCGTCAGCGTCGGCGTGAGGGCTTCAGGAAGCTCTGCCATCACAGACCCTCCCGTTCACTGCGCGCCTGCGCTTGGGCCAGAATGCCGTTCCAACTCTCGGGGTCATGGCGCTCACGCAAAATTCCGATCAGCGCGTCTTTCAGCTTTTCGCGACGATGGCGGGTGGTGCCTTGGGCGAGGAGTTCCGCCCGCTCGCGGCACAGATGCCGAAGGGCTGTGCGGGCCCGATGGAACCAATCCGGGTCAATCGGTTTTTGGCCCCGCTGCCGTGCGAGATCGGCCGTCGCGATCTGGGTGCGGATCTTGGCAATGGCGTCGTCGAGTTCAATCAACCGGCGCTTATCATCAGGCAAGCCGGGGCTATTCGCGGCCACGGGGGCCGCGTTGGTCATATCTGTCATGGGTATGTCCTCAGGTTGCGGGAGGTGCTGCCCCATCACTTAAGGGCGAGGGGGCAGCGCAGATGATCAGCCCTTCTTGTTCCAGGGAGCAGACGCCATCTTGGGCGGGGCCGCCGAGGGAGGTGCTGCAGCGGGTGCTGGTTTGGCCGTTCGTGGCGCAGCACCGCGTTCGGACGGCAAATAGGCGGTGGCATTGCTTTCGCCGTAGCCGTTCTTTGGCGGGCGGATTTTCACCTGGATCGTCATAGGGAGCAGGTGCAACTCCTCGCTGTCACTGACATGCATCTTGCCCGTCGCATGACAGATGGCCGACAGCGTGCGCTGCGCAATCTCCACTGTGGTGGGGTTCGGGTTCACCAAGTTCAGCTGATCAAAAATCTTGCGACCCTTGTAATCGCCCTCGATGATATCGAGCATCAGCCACAAAAACTGGCCCATGCCGTTCTTGGTGGCGCGCATCTCGCTTTCCACGATCTGCGCGCGGTATTTGCCGGCGGGCAACAGATCCTGAGCGGTGGTGGGTTCGACGCTGGTCGCGTCAAAGGACGTATCGAAACGTGCCATGATCTTATCCTTTCAAGGCTTAAGCGGATTGGGGCATGGCTGCGAGAAACTCCGACCACAAAAGTGGCAGGGTATCTGGCAGGCCATAACGGTTCTTGGCGAGGAAGGCCGGGCGCTCTTCGGTGTGCATAACGCGCGCCCCGGACCCGAGCGCCCGTGTCACCTTCTTGTTGAAGCCGACATCGGATTTGGCGACCGAGATCTGGTAATTGGCGAAGAGCACCACATCGGAATGCTCCTGCAGCAGGGCTGAAGCGCGGGTCTGCAGTTTGATGACATACCGGTCATAGGGCTCGTGCTCGGGGCTGTCGAAACGCTTGATGTCGGTATGAGCGATCTGGATAACCACCATGCCTTTGCGGTCGCGCAGTGCATTGAGCTTGTCGAGATATTCGCGCCAGACGGTGACCGCCTCGGCGTAGCCCTTCCCGAACCCGGGGGTTTCGATAGAGGCCCAGCCATTGCGTTTGCAAGCCTCGGCCCAGATCAGCGGCTCCAGCCAATCAACGCTGTCGATCACGACAGTGCCGAAGTCGTGGTCCTCGGCCAGGAGCGCATCGAGGGCCTCGGCAACCTCGGGATAGCTGGTTGCCAGGGGGAAGTGCGGGACCTGCAGTTTGCCCAGCCCGTCCTCGGTCATGATAAACACCGGGCGGTCGGCATCGGCCGCAAAGGTTGATTTGCCAACTCCGGCCACGCCGTGGATCAGAATGCGCGGTGGAGCCAGTGAGGAGGTCGCGCGCAGGGATGCAAGAGAAATAGCCATCAGAGCACACCCTCGTTCAAGGTCAGGCGGAACTTGGGCTTGCCCGTGCGCACCGTGCGCGCAGGCTCGAAACCCTTGCGCCAGCTTTCCGGCAAAGCGCCATATTTGCGTTCGGAGACCGACAGCTTTGTGTCGATGAACTCGGCAGGATCTTCGCCGGCTGATGCGATATTTTCGGCGATCTGGGCGAGTTTTGCCTGATCCCAATCGATACGCTTGGGCAATTCGGCAATGACGGTGACGCCGTTATCGTCAAACCGGGTTGTGCCCGTGTCCTTGCCCGCTTCGCGGCGGCATTCCAAGGCGCGCGTCGCATAGCGAACCTCCAATGCCAGCGCGAACCGCTCGACGACCGCCTTCATACGATCCGAGGCGACATCAATCTCCCCTTGGATCGCGGCGAGCAGCGTCGGTGGGAGCAGGGCCAGTTCCGTTAATGGCAGATTGAGCGCGTCCGTCACGCTCGGGATATTCTCGGGGTAAGTCATGGTTTCTCCGTTTCAGGATTGGGGGAATAAGGTGGTCGGGCGAAGTACGCTCCGGGATGATTTCAGCGGGGATGAATGACTTGGGCGTGCGATCGCCCGATAGGCAAAGCGGTCCGGACCAAGGCGGGCTTGGACGAGATGGACGAGATCTTGTTCCGCGGCCCGTGCTGCAGCTGCGGCAAGATCACGAAGCTTGCGGCGTTGAATACCGCTCAGCGTTGAGAGCTGAGCGGTGGCGTCTACCGCAAGAAATCCGCAATGATACGTGCAGGTGGCACCAGGCTTTGCCTGAGAGATCCATAGGCTGAACCCGATCTCGTCTTGGGCATCGGGCTGCATCACGACACCCGCATCCCGAGGCTGTCCTCGGTCCGGCACAAATGCGCGTGTTCGTGGGCGAGGATGTCCTCGATCCGGTAGACGATCCGTCCCCCGATTTTCAGGTAAGCGGGTCCTTGGCCAGTCCAGCGCCACCGCTCGAGGGTGCGGTGCGAGATGGTCCAGCGCCGGGCCAGTTCCTTTTGCGTGAGGCAGGGTTTTGCGTGCATCTGCAGCTCCTATGATGGTTCTGGAGCAATGATGCGCAATCCTGAGGTGGGATGTCGTCAGGATTGCAGGTGGATGCGCAAGGGGATGGCCGAGCCGTTGAAACCGCAGCAGAAAATGCAAAAGGGGGATAAGCATCCCCCGCTCATCCCCCTGTGCTGCCCCGGGTCATCCCCCTGTCGCGGGGATGCACCCACTCAGTCTATATTCAAACGGTAGTTGCCGCGGCCATCCGATTTGATCAGTTCGCGCCACGTCTCCTTTGACTTGAAGACGTCCGCCATCCGCATGCTCCTGGATTTTGCCGTGGAGAGAATCCTCTTGCCGCTTTGCCACGGCTGGCCGGCCAGGGCCGCCTCATGCAGCCCGCGCACCACCGTCGCCTGAATGGCGCCCAGTTGAAACAAATGCCCGCAGCAGCGCACTTCCTTGTAATCGCGCGAGGCAAGGAACGTTGGTTCCTCCTGCTTGCCCCCTGCCGCTAGAAAGCCGGATTTCAGTTCAAAACGATCACGTTCGTCGCGCCTTAGAAGCAAATCGCCAATCACAACATAGATCGGCGCGTGATCGTAGATGAGACTGGCGTAGCCCGTTCTCTCGTGGCGAAACTCGTTGAGGTTGGCCTCACCCGAGCGATAAAGGTGAAAGACATCGCTGGCATGCAGATCAAGAAGCCCGCTGAAGTACCGCTGTTCTTCGGGGATGCGGAACCGCGCGCCGTCGGTGTCTTCCTCGTAATCACCGAACTCGAGCGGCAGGTTGAAGACCCTTATGGACAGCTTCAACTGGTTGTTCTCGGCGAGGTAAACGAGGTCTTCCTCCGGAACCGACCAGCGTGCGACGATCTCGGCCAAGGGAAAATAGTCCTTTTCGATTTCCATTATTCCCCCGGATTCGCGCGTGCATGTGTTTCCTATTTGTTCTATTCCCTTGACGATCCCAAATCAATCCTATCTTGTCCAATCTAATCCACAGCCCCTTGGGGATAACATGAACGAACACCACACAATGGCTGACAGACTTCAGGCCCGCGCCGTTCAACTCGGGCTGAGCCCCGCCCACATCGCCGCGATGGCCGGCGTCAATCGGTCCTTCGTTTACGACATCCTTC